TTCTGCCGGGAGGTTGAGCGCGCCGTGGACAGCCTGCCGGAGTATCAGGCGCAGATCATGCGCCGGCTGTACATGGATCATGAGCCGAGCCCACGCAACCCGGCCAGGAGCGACTTGCAGGTGTGGCGCGAGATCTACGAGGCCGGGTGGTACGTATCGGAAAGATACTACGACGAACAGAAGGCGCAGGCGATATTCCGGCTCGCGGAGACATGGGGGATCACGCAGTACGAGGATGACCGCTGATGATGGGAAAAATGCCGGGTCGATCTCATGTCTGTCTCCGTACACTGAGCCATGTCAGTCCAAGGAGGTGTGAAACAGTGGACGGAGGATGCTTTGGATTTTTTACACGTTGGGCCATTGTGTTCCTGATTATCTTCGTGTTGTTCTTCCTTCTAGTGCCAGGTATCGGTGGTTACGCAGGGGGCGGCGCTTATGGTCCGGGCGCTGGTGCCTATGGACCGGGTGGTGCTGGAGTTGGAGCATACTGAGTAAGGTAAGAAGGGTATAAACACCATCCTGGATATTATTGAAGAGGGATGGTGGAAAAGCTATTTGCACCACGGTATCCGTTTACTGGTGAACAAAAATCCGTGCGTTTTTGGGGCGCTTTTCGTGTGTTTTCCTTGCGAAAATGCCACGGGAAACGGCACTATACTGGGGCCAAGCGAGGCTATGTCCATTAGGCCCTGCCGATATGGCGGGGTCTTTTCGTTTAGGAGAGGAAGCCAAGTGACCAAGCGAGCGCCGCACTACACTATCAGCGATTTGGATACACCCGGAGCCTAGTCAGAGACCCGGCAGCGAGTGCGGATCGTGCTGAGGGACGCAGGCGACGCAAGAAGAGGCCCAGGCAGCGTCAGAGGGACCATGCCCGCGAGAATCGTACGCCTCGCCCCTCTGACGTTGCTTAGGCACCCAAATTTTCTTTTATGGCGATGGATGGCTGCGGGAAACCGCGTCTACGTGCCAACTTGTCATCTTTACCCTTCCTAGCGGGTGGACTCATTACATTGGAGCGGCTGATTGGCCGCCGATTCTCTTTCGCGGACTTGCGCCTAGTGCGCTGTCCATAGACCTCATGACAGACCGCGCGAAAAATCTCCAGTCTCCCGGAAGCAGCAGCGCCGTATACGACGTACCGGCGGGGAAACCGGTACGGAGCTGCGCCCTCCTTTCGTACCGTCAAGTGCCACCTGGCGGCAAGGCTGGAGCTGGTGGGCCGCGCGGCGCATTACATACTACACCCGCTTCGGCGGGTCTTCTTTTTGCTTACAAGGTCACGGAACGAGGTTGATGCAATGAAAGTCGAACGGATCCCAGTGGAGCGAATCAATCCCGCTCCATACAATCCGCGAATCGATATCCGACCGGGTGATCCGGTGTACGAGAAGCTCCGGCGTTCCATTGAGGAGTTCGGTTTGGTGGAACCCATCGTCTGGAACCAGCGAACAGGCAGAGTGGTCGGTGGTCACCAGCGCTTGAAAGTACTCCAGGAGATGGGCGTCACAGAGACCGATGTGGTGGTCGTAGATCTCGATGACACCAGGGAGGAGGCGTTGAACCTCGCGCTCAACAAGATCGAGAACGATTGGGACACGTACAGGCTCAAGGAGCTGCTCGAGGAACTGGACATCGGCGATATTGACCTTGCCATCACCGGTTTTGACGAGGCTGAAATCGAGGAGCTGATGACCAAGTTCGCGCTGGAGTCCGACGAGAAGGTCCAGGACGATAACTTCGACGTAGACGAGGCCCTGGAGGACATCGACGAGCCCATTACCAAAGAGGGCGATGTCTGGCGGCTCGGCAGGCATTGGTTGCTGTGTGGGGACGCTACCAAGCGCAGGGATGTCCTGCGACTGATGTCCGGGCACAAGGCGCAGATGGTGTTCACGGACCCACCGTACAACGTCGATTACACCGGGAAAACGAAGGATGCTCTAAAAATCCAAAATGACAAGATGGACGACCGCGAGTTCTACGAGTTTCTACGCGCCGCCTTCCGGAATGCCTATGAGGTTACCGTGCAAGGCGGCGCGATTTATATCGCCCATGCCGATTCGCAGGGCCACAATTTTCGGCTCGCGATGGTCGATTCCGGCTGGCTGATGAAGCAGTGCATCGTCTGGGTGAAGAACTCCATGGTCCTGAGCCGTCAGGATTACCAGTGGCGCCATGAGCCGATTTTGTATGGCTGGAAACCTGGCGCGGCTCATTCCTGGTACGGCGGCCGCAAGCAGACCACGGTCATCGAGTCGCCCGAAGGCCTCGAAATCACCGAGGACGAGCGTGGGGTCATCATCACGGTCAGCTCGGGACTTGAGACGGTCATGTTACGTGTCCCGTCCTACGAGGTGCTGTACAGCGGCGCAGATGAGGGAACCACAGTATGGCGGTTCGAGAAGCCTGTCAAGAGCCGCGAACACCCGACCATGAAGCCGATCCCGCTGGTTGCGCGGGCGATCCAGAATTCATCCAAGAAGGGCGAGATCGTGCTGGATATGTTCCTCGGCTCTGGGACTACGCTGATGGCCTCCGAACAGACCGGGCGCGTGTGTTACGGTCTGGAGCTTGACCCCAAATTCTGCGACGTCATCATCCGTCGCTGGGAGGAGTTCACAGGGCAAAAGGCAGTGAAATTCGCGTAATCGAAAAACAAACCCCATGCAAGAAGGTGGTGAGATGCCGAAATGCGGGGCAAAGACCCGTAAGGGAACTCCATGCCAGAACAACGCCATGGCGAACGGGCGGTGCCGTATGCATGGCGGGAAGTCCACTGGGCCGCCGCCGGAAAAGATGCGCGGCAACAAGCACGCTCTCGTGACCGGGGAGTATGAGACCATCTGGCTGGACACGCTCGACGACACTGAGCGCGTCCTTTTTCATGTGGTCGACACCGACGCCCTGGCGCAACTGGACAACGAAATCCGGCTCACCGATATCCGGGAGCGGCGCATGCTCCAGCGGATTCAACGCTTGCAACTGGGCAAGGACATGATGCCGATTCAGGTCACGCACCGCAAGGTGAAAGGCCCGGATGGCGAGGAAAAGACCGAGGAAATCACCATGCAACCGGCGCTGGACACCATCCGACGCATCGAGGAAGCGCTGACTCGCGTCCAGGAGCGAAAGACCAAGCTGATCGAGCTAAAACACCGGATACTCAGCGGCGGGCGCGATGATACGAGCAGCCTGGATGGCCTGGTCAAGGCGATCAGGGAGAGTGGCGGGGCATGAGCTTCCAGTGGGGACGGTTCAGCCGCAAGCAGTTGGCGTCCATGCGGGAGAGCAACGCCCGCCTGAACATCTGGGAGGGCGCAGTGCGCTCAGGAAAGACCATTGCCAGTATCGTGCGGTGGCTGGACTTTCTCGCAACGGGCCCGCCCGGCGACCTGCTCATGGTCGGCAAGACCGAGCGGACGTTGCGGCGGAACATCCTGAATCCGCTCGAGGAAATCCTGGGGCCGCGCTTGTTCCAGTACAACGCTGGTGAGGGTGAGGCGCGCATCTGCGGGCGCCGGGTATACGTCGCAGGCGCCAACGACGAGCGGGCCGAGAACAAAATCCGCGGCTTGACCCTGGCCGGGGCCTACGGGGACGAGATCACGTTGTGGCCGGAGAGCTTCTTCCGAATGCTGACGTCCCGCCTGTCGGTGCCGGGGGCCAAGTTCTTCGGCACCACGAATCCCGACAACCCATTCCATTGGCTGAAAGTGGGCTACCTCGAGCGCCCAGGGCTGGACCTGAAAGTCTGGCACTTCGAGCTGGAGGACAATCTCAACCTCGACCCAGCCTATGTCGATGCACTCAAGCGAGAGTACACGGGCCTATGGTACAAGCGGTTCATCCTGGGCCTGTGGGTGCAGGCTGAAGGCGCCGTGTACGACATGTGGGACGAAGAGCGGCACGTGGTCAGCGAAGTTCCGCACCCGCATGAGTGCGACCGGCTCATCGCCGGCGGGGACTATGGGACCACGAACCCGACGACTCTGCAGCTCATCGGCCGGCATGGCGGGCGTTGGTACGTCCTTCGGGAGTATTACTTCGACAGCCGGCAGACCGGCCGGCAAAAAACCGACGCGCAATATGCCGACGACTTGGAGGCCTGGCTTGGCGACGTTCAGGACCGGGTGACCATCTACCTGGACCCGGCGGCCGCATCGTTTGCGCTTCAGTTGCGCCGGCGGGGGCTGCATGTGGTCGACGCCGACAATGCCGTGCTGGAAGGCATCCAGCTGGTGGGACGGCTTCTGGCGGACGGGGAGTTGCTGGTGCATGAATCCTGTACGCACCTGCGGCGGGAGTTCGCCAGCTACGTGTGGGACCCGAAGGCCCAGCAGCGCGGTGAAGACAAGCCGCTCAAACAGAACGACCACGCGCTGGATGCCCTGCGCTATGCGCTGTACACGCACCTGCAACACCCGCCGCTGGATGACGATATCCGCGAGGCGTTGAAGGGGGTGAGGTTCTATGCCTGATGTGCGCACGAAAACGGTCCGGCCAAGCTGGTGGCGGCGGGCCATCGGCGAAATCAACGCGCTCCGGCAACAGATGTGGTCCGTGTCGGACTTCACCGTGCCGTACACGCTCGACAGCTCGAGGGTGGACTATCACCTGGCGCGGGACCTGTACCGAAACACCCGGGAACAGTACAAGCTGGGCGCGGCGTTCGCAAAGCCCATCATCAACACCACGGCCGGGTTCATGGGCGTGCCGCACTTTTCGCACGATGATCCGGACGCAGACCAGGCACTCGAGGAACACTTCACGCGCTGGCGCGGCAAGCTCCTGCGCGCGGTCCGCAACGCGCTGCGGGACGGGGATGTGTTTGTGCAACTGGCACGGTATCCCGACAAGTTCAGCCGGCAGCCGCGGTTCCAATTGCAACTCATTCCGCCCGAATGGGTGACACCGGTACTCGACCCTATCACCGGGGAGTGGGCCCAAGTGGTCATCCGGCACCCGGTCACGATTCGGGACACAGACGGGCGAGTCACGTCGGAATACGTGGTGGACGAGACCTGGACACCGGAGCAGCATATCATCACGGCTGACAGCCGGGCGCCGGCGGAGGTGAAGGCGCGCGACCGGGCGGAGAACAACCCCTGGGGCTTCATCCCTATCATCCATTTCAAAAACGAGGCCGAAGAGTACCAGATGTATGGCGTCAGCGAGCTGGAGGCCGTCGAGCCGTATCTCCGCGCCTATCATGACGTGATGCTGTTCGCGGTGCAGGGCTCGCAAATGTTCTCCCGGCCGAAGGTCAAGTTCAAGCTCAAGGATGTGCGCAAGTTCCTGGCGGACAACTTTTCGCAGGACGAGGTAAAATCCGGGCGGATCAACTTCTCTGGCCGGGAAATCTTCTTCCTGCAGGACGGAGAGGACGCCGAGTTCATCACGGCCGACAGCGGACTGGCCGGTGTCACGACGCTGCTCAAGTTCCTGTACTTCTGCATCGTGGATGTCACCGAGACGCCGGAGTTTGCGTTTGGAACGGCGGTGCAGTCGTCCAAGGCCTCAGTGTCAGAGCAAATGGTGCCGCTCATGCGGAAAATCCACCGCAAGCGCGGCCAGTTCGAGGAGCCCTTCGGTGAGCTGGCGTCAATGTTCCTGGCGATGTGGGCGAAGGTGGAGAACCGGGCGCTCGACAGTTACGACGCGCACATCGAGTGGGACGAAGTCAGCCCGCAGGATGACGCGGAGGTTGCGACCACCATCAACACGCTTATCAACGGCCTATCCACCGGCGTGGAGGCGGGGCTGGTATCCATGGATGCCGCAGCTGAGTTGCTCCGGGACTTTGTGCCGCAGATGCTGCCGTGGGTGGACCCGGAGGCAGACGAGGACGAACGTCGCCGTGTGGCGCGCAGTTTTGCCCTTGTCCAGCGCCTGCGTGACGGGGAAGGCATAGATGACCTATCCGTGAACCCAAGCGGCGCACAGGGCCAAACCGGCGCGAATCCTGCGGCGCCGGGTGATGCCGGATGAGCAAGGTCATCAGCGAGCGTGAGTGGTATGACCTGCTCCCAGACAGGGACTACGCCGATTCCCTGATGGCTACACGGAACCGGCTGGCCAAGCAGGAGGTGGCTACCGTGCGCCAGGTGAAGGCCGTATACACCCGCGTGGCGAAGCAGCTGCGCGCGGAGATTCAGCAGGTCACGCCAGGAACCCTGCGGGCTGGGCACCTGACGGCACTCGCTAAGAAGCTGGAGCAAGCGGCGGATACGCTGAACAAGGACCTGTTGTCGGCCATCTATTCCGGCATCAAGCTGGCGGCCCAGGATGCCACGGACGGGGCGGAGCAGGTGGCGCTGGATGTGCTCAAGGATGTGTTCGACACCGCCTCGGTGCGTGCCATGTTCGCATCCATTAACGAGCAGGCGGTGCTGGCCGTGCTTTCCCGTACCCGGAACGACGGGCTGAAGGTCTCGGACCGCATTTGGCGGACATCCCAAAGCGCCCGGAATGCGCTGACCAAGATGGTCGAGGATGCGGTCACCCGCGGGCTGAACAGCCGGGTACTGGCGCGGCAGGTGCAGCAGTACCTGCAGCCAGGGGTGTGGACGGCGTTCAAGGACGAGACCCGGCGAAATCTCAAGGTGCCGCGTGACGTCAGCATGGAGGCGATGCGACTGGCGGTGACGGAGTTGCACCATGCGTTTCATGAAGGTGCGGTGCAATCCTATCGCGCTACACCCAGCTATGAGGGAGTGTACTGGAGACTGAGCAGTAACCACCCGCACACAGACATTTGTGACACCTACGCCACCCATGACGGCAATGGTTTCTGGAAAGAGGGCGACGAGCCGAGCAAGCCGCACCCATGGTGCAGATGTGTCATCGTCCCTCGCCTTGAGGACACAGCCCAGTTCGTCCAGCGGCTGCGGCAATGGACGCAGGACCCGCAATCGCAGCCGGACATCGAGGCGTGGTACACTGGGTTGCCACGGCAGTTTCTGCGGAGGCCGAGCCAGACTGGAGTGACATGGCTGTGATGCACGAACGCCTTCCCAGAGGCATGACGCCACCTATACCTAGATACCCGAATCGGTCAGCCGTCCTGTGACGCTGGCCGATTTCAATTATGTGGCCGAGATTCGGCGCGCACTTGCGGCCCTGCCATTCGACGTTCGGGTGGTGGCCTGCCACGTCGAGGAGAACGACGGGGAGCCGCCGCATGTGAGTCTTGCGCTGGAAGTCACAGAAAGGAGGAATGTCACGTGAGCGGGCACATCAGTCGATACAATCCCCAGTCACGGACATTTGTCCGACAAGGCCAGGGCGGCCAGTGGCAACCGAAGGTCTTGACACAGCGGCCGGCGGCGAGAACCACGCTGGCGACCGCGCCAAAACCATCGAAATGAGCACAGACGCCGACTGAACCGGCGCTTTTTTCATGCCCGGAAAGGGGGTGATGGGATTGGCGTTTCGGATTGACAAGAACACGGTCAGCTCGAAGGCATGGGGAAGCGTGGACAAGACGGCCCTACGCAACCGCTTGGTCCAGGGCCTCGAGAACAACGAGTCCGGCGTGCAGGCAGCAATCCGTGAGGTGTACGCGGTGATTAAGTCCAGCGACTTGTCGGACGCGCCCTCGGAGAACTGGTGGGGGCCGCATCATGAGGTCCGTGAGGATGGCACCGTGGTGCTAAACAGGGAAGGCCTCCATGCCGACGCGGCTGCACTGGCGGGCGCAAGAGCGAACCCAGACCTGACGCCGGAGCAGCGGCGCGAAGCTGCACGACACCTGCTCCGCCACTACCGCGACATCGACGAGACGCCGCCGGACAGTCTGTTGCAGCTGGCCGGGGAGTCCGCAAGCGGTGAGATGGTTCGCCTGGAAGCGGCCGTATCCGGCGAAATGAGCGTGAATGACGTACCGGTGGCACCGTGGGTCGACCTGTCCAAAATCAAGGCGGGTGACGACGATCCCATGGAGGTCGTCGTGGAGGTCCCGGCCGGGAAGTCGAAGCGCGGGTGGAACTACCGCCCGGAGGCGCTGCGGCGGATTGTCGGCGAGGTCATGTCAACCGGCCTGCCGGGGTTCCTGGGCCACCAGAAGGCGGAGGACGTCAGCACGCAATTCTTGCCGCTGGCCACACACTGGGTCGGTGCCAAGTGGGAGAACGGCAAGGCATATTTCCGAGGCGTCATCGACAAGGCGGCCGCAGACCTCAAGCGGTGGATTCGCGCCGGGGTCATCCGCCAGGTGTCCATCTTTGGGATGCCCAAGCTGTCAAGGTCGGCGACGGGCGAGATCGACGTGGTGGACTATCAGCCACTGTCCATCGACTGGACGCCGCTCAACCGCGCCGGGATGCCGACATCGGTGGTGGCGGTCGGGGAGATGGACAGCACTCTCGGCGGTACAGAACCGCCCAATCACGGAGGTGGTCAAACGATGAACCTACAGGAGCTTCTCGCCCAGCTGCGCCAGCAGCTGCAGGTGAAGAACACGACCATGGCCGCGATCTGCGGCGAGATGGGCTGGGATTTTCAGAACCTGGCCAAGGAGATCGGCGGCGAGCAATACCGCGTGCTGGAGGCCCGGGCGAACGCGGTCGGTGAGATGGCCGAACTGTTTGGTCTCGGCCGGGACGCGGAGCCTCAGGCCGTCCTTTCCGCCGTAAAGGCCGCGCGCGAGGTACAGCTACAGCAGGCCCGCCAGGCGCATGAACAGCTCATCGACAAGGTGGTCGGTGAGATGGTGGTCGCCGAGGCTGCCCGCCCGCTGGTCAAGCGCATGCTTCACGTTCCGGATAACGCCGATGAAGCGGCGATCCGCAAGGCCGTTGGCGAGATGTTGGAGCAGGAGGATGTGAAGACAGCGCTGTCAGGCCTGTTCAACTCTGCGCCGGTGCACGGCCGCCAGGACAACCGCGCCGGCAGCCACTTGGATGAACTCGCTGTCCAGCGGGTATCCATCTAATCCTACGAATCGCAGGAGGTGCTGGGAATGGGACGCCTGGTTGCAGAAGGAAAGTCGGTCAAAGTCACGGCCGCAGCTGCGGTCACTCAGGGGGACTTTGTGTTGGAGGGCGGTTTCTTCGGGCTGGCTGTGAACTCGGCGGATGCCAACGGAGAAGTCGTGCTGAACATTGAGCCCGGCGAGTATGAGACGAGCCAGATCAACACGGCCGATGCCTTCAATGCCGGGGATGCCGTGTACTTCGATGCGACGAACAAGGTCTTGACCACAGCGGACGGTGGCGGAGCCAATCGTCTAGTCGGGCGCGTGACGGTCGCCAAGGACGCGAATAACGTCATCTGGTTCTTGCTCGGTCCACAGGTCTAAACGGAACGAACCGTGGAGGTGGAACGAATGCCGAAAGTCATCACGCTGGAAACGTTGCGCGAGCAGCGCCGCCAGGGTACGCATGACATCCGCGTGCCGTACGTCTCCCCTTCGGGCGAGATGAAGGCGGTCCAGACGCGGATCGTCAACGGGGAAATGGAGGTCTTTCAGCTGATCCGCCCCATTGGCGAGATGATTACCACGCCGGCCGGCCTGGATCAACTGGTGCAAAAGACGGTGGTGGACCTGCAACTGGGCCGAGAGCAGGTGCCGCTTTTGTATCAGCCCATTTACCGGAACATCACGGACGCGAACCTGACCGAGTTTGTGGACATCTCGCCGGTGGTGGGCGCCCGGGTGGTGTTCCTGCAGCACATGGAATTGGAGGAAGTGAAGTTTTCGGGACCCGCGTGGTGGGGCCGAAGGACACCGTGCCCATCATCACGTATGCGGCGGGGTTCGAGTACACCGAGGACATCCAGGAGTGGGACAAGACCTGGCAGCTGGCCGAGCTGAACCGGGCCATGGGTGAGGCGTACAATGCCCTGCTCAATCACTTCCACCTGTCGCCGATCCTCACGTACAACTACCCGTCGAAGAACAAGACGGCCGCGGCGACGGAGGGTGCGACGTACCTGGAGAAGCTGCGCAACACCATCAAGCAGGGCCTGATTGACGCGGCTAAGGATAAAAACAAGGATACCCTATCCCCGCGCCGTCCAACGGTTCTGCTGGCCCACTCCAGCAACCAATGGGACATCGAGGAAGCCCTGCAGCGGCAGCAGATTGGCGGAACCATTTATCCGGCCATCAGCCAGATTGACACGCTCATCTTCTACGATGGCTACAGCGTGACGGTAGGCGAGAAGACCTACACCTATCCGGGCGTAGACCCTGGCAAGGCGTACCTCATCGACCCGCAAAAGTATTTCGTGGAGCTGGTCAAGCACGACCTGCGCGTCGATGCCTCCGGGCCGGACCTCAGCCGCCTGGTGGTCAGCCAGATCGTCGGCCGCGCCCGCCGCGGGGTGTATGCGGCGCCTGGTAACGCGGTGCAGGAACTGACCCTTCCCTAATCGGGGGTGATGGCGGATGACGCCGACGGACGATCTGCGCACGCGCCTGCGCCGCATGCTGGATGAAGTGGTACCGGACGGCGGCACGGCGGCCGATACACGGTTCACGGACGTGGCCGAAGCTCCAGACGGAGCTGGAGCCGGTGATGCAGTGGCTGGGCGTGATATTCAAGTTCGTCTTTCAAGCCGCTGCCGAAACCGTGATGTTTTATATCAATTCCATCGTTCTGGTCATCAAGGGCGGCATCAACGTTATAACCGGCATCATTCAGTTCTTTGTCGCGCTCTTCACCGGGGACTGGAAGGGCATGTGGGACGCGGTCCAGCAGATATTTACCGGCGCGGTCCAGCTGCTTCATGGCCTGTTTAATCTGTGGTTTGTCGGCCGGATTGCCGGTCTGCTCGGCAGCTTTGCGTCCAAAGGCCTATCGATTCTCGGCGGTTTTGCGAGCAAGGCTTCGGGGCCGCTTGCAAAGTTCGCGTCGTCTGCACTCAGTTCTGTGGGTCGCTTCACCTCGGGGGCGGCCAGCCGCGTTGGCAGCTTTGTGTCAAATGCCCTTAGCTCTATGGGCCGTTTTGTCTCAAGCTCTTTATCCCGGATGGCCAGCTGGGCCTCGAGCATGGTCTCCCGCTCAAACAGTGCCATGAACGGGTTTGTTCGCGGGATTACGAATGGCGGCAGCCGGGCTTTGTCGTATGTACGCAGCATGGCGTCCCGGATTGTCAGTGCGTTTACGAGCCTCCCGGGGCGCATGTTGTCCATTGGGCGCAACATTGTCTATGGCATCTGGAATGGAATCCGCGGCCTTGGCGGTTGGTTGTCCGGAAGGCTCATCAGCTGGGCCAAGGCCATCATTCCCGGGCCGATAGCGAAGGTCCTGGGGATTCACTCCCCGTCCCGCCTGATGATGGAGTACGGCGGTTACATCGTGCAAGGATTGGCCAAAGGCATGCTGAGGGCTCAGGACTTGGTCAAGTCGGCGTCCCAGCAGGTCGCTGAAACCAGCATGTTGACAGCTCCGTCTCCTGCGTTTGCGGCCAGTATCGGGGCGCAGAGCGGGGCACAGGCTGTGACGAACAGCCGGACCGTGAACATGCACGCGCCGCTCATCGGGACGGTGGTCGTCCGGAATGACCGCGACTTCCAGCGGATTGAAACGATCATTCAGTCCATCACACGAGAGAATGCACGGCAACAGCGTGCCCAAGGGCAAACGGGGGTGATTCGAGGATGATATTCGGGTTGCGGCCAAAAGACGCCCCGGGCTTTCGGTTGGACGATGTCCACTGTGGGGAATACGGCATTTGGCTTCTGAACTCGAAATTTCCCGGCCTTCCGTCGACACAAGACCGACGGGTCTCCATCCCGGGCCGGGATGGTGCGTATGACTTCGGGTTCGACTTCGACGCTCTGACGCTGTCGCTCGACGTGGCTATCGAGGGTACGTCTGAAGCGGATGTCCGGTTCCGGGTGCGCCAGATCGCAGCGTGGCTTGACCCGAGAAAGGGCCAGAGGAAACTCGTATTCGATGCTGACCCTGACCGGTTTTACTATGTTCGTTTCTCCGGTTCCATGGACGTGGAGATGACGGCAAGAATCGGCCAGGCCACGCTGACATTCCTAGTGGCCGATCCGTATGCATATGGAGAAGAACAAACGATTGCTCTAGCGGAGACCTATACGATCCACAATCCGGGAACGGCAGACGCATTCCCGGTTTTTGATGTGACATTGAAACAGCCGACGACCTTCCTGGCGCTGGTAACTCCGGATCAGTTTATGCTGCTCGGCAATCCGGACGCGGTAGATCAAACGCCGGTAGTCGCCGAAAGCAAGGCCATCTATGACCCGATGGATAATCTGGCTGTATGGCAAACCGGGACGTATGTGGAAGACGGATTGATCCAGGGCAGCTTCAAAACCACCGGAGTTTCTTTCCAAGTGGCTGACTTCGGGCCAGCTACCGGCGGTTGGGCCGGCCCTGCACTCAAGCGGTCGGCCGCAACACCGCTCCAAGACTTTCGCGTCGAGGCGCATGTGACGTTTCGGTCGAACAGCAAAAATGAGATGGGACGCCTCGAAATCTACCTTTTAGACCCAAACGGCTCTGTGGTTGCGAAGATGTCCATCTACGACATCTGGAGTGGAATGGAGCTCACCAAGGTGTACATGCGTGCTGGAACCGACCAGGGTGTGATGGAGACGTTCGGGAAGTCGAAAGGCGCGCTGAACGACTTCGATGGGCTCATGAAAATCCAGCGCAAGGGTACCCAGTGGACCGCGTACCTAGCGCGGATTGACGCCAACTGGCGAAATTACGACATCATCCAAACGACTTTCAATGACATGCAAGGAAAGTACCAAAGCAAGGTAGCGCAAGTGGAGATTCACATGGGCCGGTACCAGTCGACTGCGCCGACAGCTACGATGGCCATCGGCACGCTGACGCTGTATGAGCTCGACGATCCCGGTGCGAACGAAGTCCCGTATATCGGCGACGCCGGTGACACAATCACCATCGATCATAATCGCGCCGCGGTCTATCGCAACGGTGAACCCATGATGTCGCTCGTCGATCCGTCGAGCGACTTTTTCGCACTTCCGCCCGGCGATACGTCACTGTCCATCGAACCTTGGGATGCGGTGGATTCCGCAACCGTGACCCTTCAACCTCGGTATCTGTAAGGAGGAAGGGTGATGACGCCAATCTGGGTGTTCGACCGTAGCGAGACGCTGGTCACTGTCCTCAGCAATGACAATCCCGGCGCTTGCCCATTCTGGGACGACGTCCATGACGAGCAGTTGAACGGTGTCCTCACCTATGAGTTCACCGTGCCCGCCGACCACTCGGACGCTGCATACTTGGTCCGCGACAACTACGTGGCGATCCGTGACATGGACGGAAATCTAGTGCTGTTCCAAATCAAGATCACGGACGAGCAGCGTGATACCAATGACGGCACGTTGACCAAGACCGTCCACGCGGAGAACGCTGCTCTGGAGATCCTGGGTACGATTGTCCGGCCGCAGACATTGAACGCCGTGACAGCGGAGCAGGCGCTACAGACCGTCCTTTCCGATACTCGCTGGGATGTCGGGATGGTGGATTGGCTCCAGACACAAGACGTTGTGTTCGACCAGTACATCACGGCCATGGCCGCCGTCCAGCAGATCCAGCAGACGTTCGGCGGCGACCTGCAGTATCGGGTGGAGCTGCAAAACGGAAGGATTGTCGGCCGCTATATAGACCTGCTGGAGCATCGCGGGAGCAACAACGGAAAAACCTTCACCTACGGAAAAGACCTGCAGGGCGTGACACGCACGGAAGACAGCACGCAGCTGTACACGGCCCTGATCGGTTTGGGGAAATCGGATGACAATGGCAAGCAGCTGACGTTCTCGGACGTGGAATGGAGTGTGGCTACAGGCGACCCGGTGGACAAACCCAAAGGCCAGGACTGGGTAGGCGACCCGGCCGCTTTAGAGCAGTGGGGATATGCCAGCGGCACGTTCCATCGTTTCGGTCTTTATACGGACGAGGACGAGGAAGATGCCGGGACGCTCCTGGAGAAAACCTGGGCCGCGCTACAGCAGTCGAATGCACCCAGGCTGACCTATGACATCGACGTGGTCCTGTTGGAGCGGCTGGCAGGCTACGAACATGAACGAGTGCGCCTAGGCGACGAGGTTCTGGTCAAGGACATGACCTTTCAGCCCTATCTGGCCGTATATGCCCGCGTGATTGAATTGCAACGCAGCTACACGGACCCGACGAAGGATAAGGCTACGCTGGGCGAGTTTCAGCCTACGTTCTTGGGTATCGACGCGACGGTGGAGGCACTTCAGGCAAAACTCGCTCAGAAGTCCGGGTACTGGGATGCCAAACAGTCGGCCATTGCTCAGGGATCGGCGCCGCCCGGTGACCCGACGACTCAGCCACTATGGATTGATACGTCGCAGACACCGAACGTCCTGAACGTATACAACAGCGACTCGGGCCAATGGGTAAAGGCGACGCCGACACAGGCATCCGAAGTTGGAGCCATCGGTATGGGGAATCCGCTCCCAACTTCGATGCTTGATGGCGAAATTGACGTCGTGACCAACAAGATTAAGAGCGGGGCGAACATGTACTGGGACGATGGCGGTCTTGTCCTCATCGACCCGAACATTCCAAATAACCGGGTCCGGCTGTCTGCGGGCGGCGTAGGCGCCTCAACGGATGGGGGAAAGACCTTCCGAACGGCCATGACAGGCGCAGGCATCGTGGCTGACCTGATCACGACTGGAGAAATGTCTGCCGACCGCATCAAAGGCGGTACGCTGACGCTCGGCGGAAGCGGCAACGGGAACGGCATCGCGAAGATACTTACAGCTGCTGGCTATAACGTGTTGACCATTGATCAGAGCGGCATCTACGGCACAAGCCCGGACGGCCTGATCCGTATCAGCATCAACCCGAACGACGACAATCGAGAAGCCTTCAAGGCGGAGTATAAGGGTCCTGTAGATGGCAAGTGGTATTCGTCATTCGCCGTTTCGGCGTCGAACGAAGGCGGACTGCTACAAAAGTATATCCGCAATCTCATCGCGGAAGGCATCGTGCAACTCAACGGCATGCAGTTTCAAAGTGGTACATTCTCGGTGACGTTGAGCGGGAATGGGTCAGGGTCAGCAGCACAGTACACAACAACCACGGTGACGCTGCCGCAGGCGTTTCCGGTGGCATTGGATTTTGTCTTAGTCACTTGGCGAAGCAATCTCACTGGTTACTTGACCCAGTTTGAAGCGTATCCAGTGAGCGGGAGTGCCAATCAGTTTCGGTTCACTGCATGCACGCAATACAATGGCAGTTTTACCCCTTCTTTCAATTATCTCGCCATCGGGCACTAAGGAAGGAGGCTCGTGCATGTCGTTTCAGTATTGGTTCCTGTATCGTCTCTCGGACGGTGAAATCGTCGAGCGGCACATCAACAGCGCGGAACAGTGGGAGAGCCTACCGGACGGATTGGGGGCCATTGCCCTGCCACTGGACAATGCCGACGCAGAGGCAGTGTTCAACGGCACTCCGGGTTACAAGGTGCAAAACGGCCAGCTCGTTCTCGCGCCAGCGCCGTCCCAAGATGAACTCCTGCAGGGCCAAGGACGCGAAAAATGCTGAGCTTGACCAGGCCTGCATCGCCGCTATCAATTCTGTATACACCGATACGAACGTGACCGACTTCACCACCGCGATTCAAAACTATCGCCAGACTCTGGCGTCAAAGCGGCAAGAGGTCGCTAACGCTACCACGGTGGACGCGGTCAACGCGATTTCCTGGGATAGTTAAGGAGGTGATGCGATGCCACAGGAACAGAACATAAGAGATGAATGGTACTCGAACAAAGACCTGTTCGAGTTTTTTAATGCCCTACAACGTGAGTTCGACGGGCTGAAAGCTGAAATGCAACAGACTAGGGAGGTGATCCGGCGGTACAACGGACTTCGTGAAGAGCTTGAGCAGGTAAAGGCGGACCTTCGGACCATGCAAGATGAGGCGCGTGGCCGGAATTCTGTGGGCCGAGCTATCCGCGAGTGGGGCGGGTGGGCAGTGGCCCTTCTTTCAGTCGTGGCAGCTTATCTGAAATTTTTCCACGGAGGTTGATGGGGATGGCAGACCAGTTGGTTGTGAATGCGTTGATTGGTGTGCTTTCGATGGCCCTCACGGCCGGCGCGGCCTATGCCGCACGGTGGCTGCGCAGTCATGTGCGCTCGGAGACATTGGGGCGTCTTCTTGAAGTGGGGGAGGTCATTGTCAATGCCGTCGAACAGGCGGCCGCGGCCGGTATCCTCACTGTCCCGAAGAAAGATGCGGCTGTTCAGCGCTTGCGGGATTGGGCGGCCCAAGAAGGCGTGCAATTGTCGGACGAGCAAATCAGCGACATCATCGAAGCTGCTGTCAAGGCAATGAAAGACGCTGGGAATGAGTTGAAGGCCTCGGCCGAAACGCAGAGTGAAGACTTGGAGTCCAAGGTTCAGGCTGCCCAACAACGCCTGACAGACGCGCAAGCGAAGGCACAGGTGGCACAAGCCGAGGTCCAGGCTGCACAAGCTGCCTTGGAGCAAGCCCAAAAGGAGGCGGCAGTAGCCAATGGCAACGCCAGCGCTTGA